TGTCACAAGATCCTGCTCGACCAGCAGGATTTTGCTTTGTACAGCTTCAAGATTGATAGTGCTCCAGAGTCCTGGATGCATGGGCTTGGGCCAGGTGCCGGCGTCAAGCCAGGCATAGCCAAGATGTTCATGATTGAGTCTGGGCGTGAATTCAGTGTCAATCACACACACCCAGGTGTGATATTCAAACGCCTGGTCTGCAGAAGTAAACTTTTCCAAAGGCATCAAGCGCAGGTAAGTGGGGAAAAATCCCAGCTCCTCTATGCACTCACGTTCCATGCCGCCTAGAAGTGTTTCACCAGTTTCAATTTTGCCTCCAGGCAGGCCCCAGGCTCCGGGATGCTTGATGTCATTTCGCAAGAGATACAGGTATCTGCCAGTGTCTCGACTACGGAACCAAACACCCACGGCTTTCAAAGCACAAGACTCCAGACGCCGCCGGGATAAACACCCTGGTAGCTTTTGACCCAGGCATCACCGTTCCACTCGTACTGTATGCCAGTAGTTATGTTGGTAACATACTGTTCAGCAGCAGCACCACTAGCTCTAAATACCACACGCCAGTAGTTGTTGGAGTACTGAATGATATCATTGGCTTCGGCGATTAGTTGTCTACCATTTGCACCCACCCAGGCCACAGCAGGAGCAGCATTGGATTCATCACCAGTGGCTTCGGTCAGCAGGTAACGCTGCCCGTCTATGGCAGAATCCAGTCCGTCTTGAGGTCCACTTACCAAAGGATTGATCACAGCATCAATAGGATCAAGTGTGTTCTGCGGCGTTGTGTCAGTGTCCACATCAAAAATCACAAAACGATCATCGTTGGGGTCTTGTGCAATTGTGCCAATTACTTCTGTGCCATCTTCTTGCAGCAGTCTAAGTTGACTAATGCCCGGCCGTAGCACACCGTAGGTGCCAATAACAGCAGCCCACAACAGATTGCTATCTGGCACAATTTCTGGTGGAATCAGCGTGTCGTTGCCCGGTTCCTGGGGCAAGCTGACCTGTTGCAAACACTGTACCTTGTTGCCAACCAAGACCACGGCCCAGTTGAACGGAGTAATTACCTGTCTAGTGCCCAACAACAAGTCGTTGTCAGATACAGCATTGTTTAAGTCTCCTTGTGCGTCGTAGATACTGGCAATCACACGTTCTACCACACCTAGTTTTCTAACCTTGGCCGGAGAACTGATCCAGATTGGTATGTTGAATTTGAAAGTCATCATGTCAATGGGATTGTCAGCCCCCATTGGTATGCTTCTTGATGTGAACGTGATATCTTCCAGTTCAACCACTGTGAGGCTGGTCCAGTCAATGTAGTTGTCTGTGCTTTGAATTTCCAGACTGGGGTTGAACAAGGTGGAGATTTGTTCAAACATCTGAAACTTTTGATTGGTGTTGCTGCTCCAAAAATCCAGATTGATTCCCATCTTGTATGGTACTGGCATCAATCGCTCAATTGAAAAAGCATTGCCTTGTGTGGTTTCGAAGCTTTCGGTGTCAGTGTCATAGGTACGTTGACGCACATTGATCTTGCTCACAAAGGTCGGATCCTGCATTCTAGGCCTATCGTAATTGAGACTGGAAATATAAAAAGTCATCAAGGGACTGGCCGGCATTGAATTTCTTGAATTCTCCTGCAGGATCACCTGTGCATTACGACTGGCATCGCCGTAGCGAACTGGCACACGAATCAGCGCAGCTTGGTTCACACCATTGGTCTCGTTGCCATATTCGATTTGAAAATTGCTGATCATCCGTGTGAACTGCAACAGAAATCTACGGATTTGTGCGTCATAGAAAAATTGCTGACTCATTGTGTTTTCCCCTTATCTTCCAATTGGTGGTGGATTAGGTGGCAAGAATCCGCCCTGGTCACCGTTGTCTGCACGTGGCTTGAGTATTTCACTCAGGCTTTGTCGACTTGGAATATTGCCAAGGTCGGTGGTGCGCACAGTGTATGTATTGTTCACAAAGCCCGAGCGTTGAGTTTCATTGGCTGGTCCATTGTTTAGATCTGTTCGCACTTTGTCCTCAATCTTGACCCAACGACGGCCACTGTAGCGGAACAGCCGATTGGGGAAATAATCCAGGCGCAGGCAATAATCACCATCCACGGCCACTGACGGGAAGGCCACGCCGGTTGTGACAGGCAGGCCGTTGGGAGGAATACCATCACCAGTAAGGTAGCCCACAGTGTATCCATCTGCCACTGGTGTAACATTGGCACCACCTTGTGTGCCGTCAACTGTGGTGCCACTCGATGTAGTCAATCCTGTAGGGTTAGCAGGTTGTCCGTTGACAGTGGGAAGAATGTAAAACTTCTGGGTGTCATATCCTGACAATGGTACTTCAACATCGGCCTGAGCCAGGATGGCATCATTGAGCTCGTTGTCTTTGGTTCTGGTACTGAACACATCACTTTGTGTGAGCGGAGTGTACACTTGCCAGTAGGTGGCATTGGCAATATCTATGTCAGCTGGCACATTGGTCTTGGCCTGGTAATACACATCACCTGCATTCACAATGCTGCCAGTGGGGTAGTAGTTGCCATTGTCCCAGATTTGTTCTGTGACCACTGGCTTTTTCAGTATGTCCTTGAACTCTTGGTTGTTGGTCATTGGCGTGGCTTTAACACGCCAGATATGCGGCAACCATGTTTGACTCAGGCCTTCTGTGGCATAGTCAGCATCCTGCACCACATAGTAGCGAGGCAACGGCTGTGGAATCTCGTTGTTCAAGGGATGATAATCTTTAAGGTTGGGCACTTCCAGTACATCACCGTTCATGAGCTTGCGCCCAAATGAATCAATCATGTCGTTGTAGTGGAAGGTGATGAACAAGGTATCGTTGTTTAGAAACAGGCCAAATTGGCTTAGATCAAAGTCCACGTCCTGAGCATTGTAGACACCGCGCATGACATAGATGTCCTGATCGTATATTCTGTCGCGGTTTTCCAACAGCAAGAGATCTTGAATATTCAAAGGATCTAGTGTGTCGTAGATTGGTTGAGTGGCGTCTCCGTTGCCGGAAAAAGCTGAATCTTCGCCGCCAGTTTGCGGACCCATGTAGCGATGCACGTAGATATCAAGGCCACCAACAGTGTAACGCTCGCTGATGATCTTGTCTAGGTATTGGTAATCTCGGGTCCGATTGGGACGCCACATTGAAAGTCTTGGCATAGTGTTGTATTTATAGTAAATTTGCCTGCCCGGGCACAGTTGACCAATAATTCCGTTTGTGTTATAATTACTGCATTAGTAAGGAGTACCATGAAAACCACCACTCAAACAGCCCGCGCCACTGTGCGTCCTTTGAACCCACGCAGCGCCGACACCAAATTCATGGGTGATGAGCCCCTTTGGCGTGTGCAACCCGTTTATGATCGGGTAAGTCAAATGACCATAGCATTCAACTGGTACAATTACTTTTATGGCAAAAAGGATGCCAGAGACATGATTGTGAGTTATCTGGAAACTCACGGACGCAAAGACGATGTACGACTCTTGCGTGGCGTCCCAGATTCTGCAATATCACTGACCACTGGCTGGTTGTGCAGAATGAGTCTGGTGGGCCTGGATCTAACTCAAGCAGAACAAATACGTCTAGACAACATGTTGGCAAAAACTTTGAACAACAATCCTACACCAGTAGCAGGAAAAACAGACTCAGTACCTGCTAGACAAACAATCCAGGATCGCCTGCGAGAAAAACTTAGTGAATGTGCAGGCGAGCTAGAAGGCTTGTTTGACGACTTTGTAGTGTCTGGTGCTAAGATGAGCGCAGACATCAAACCCATTACCATCATCCGTGGCAAAAACGTGGCACCACAAATGGTGAACGAAATTGCTGTGGACTGGAAACGCAAATTGGTAGAATTTGAAACTGTAATTGGCGGCAAAGATTCCCAACTAGCAGAAGGATATGCTAACTTTAGCAAGATTCAAATGCGCGGCATTGTGAAGTTTTGCGAAGCAGTGATCAACGACTGCGGCGCATACGTTCAGATCAAGAAGGTTGACCGCAAGCCCCGCATGGCCAAGGCCGTCAGCCCAGAAAAACGTGCAGCCAAGTTCAAGTTCCAAGCAGAAATTGCAGACCTCAAAATCAAAGGGCTTGCTCCTGCAAACCTAGTGGACAAGAGCGAAGCCTGGTTGTATGACAGCAAAAAGCGCAAACTGATCCATGTGGTAGCAGACTCGCATGTGGGCACATTCACTATCAAGAGCAACAGCATCATTGGCTTTAGCACTGCGGAAAGTGTACAAAAAACTGTGCGCAAACCAGCTGATATTGTGAAGGCCATGCAGGCTGCTGGCAAGCCAGCTGCCAGAAAGATCTACAAAGATCTAACCACCACAGAGACACAGTTCAACGGTCGTGGAACTGAAAACCTAGTGGTGCTAAAGGCCTGGTAGTGACGTAACTGGTAAATATAAGGAACTGGAGTTCTTTTATGTCAGAAAATACACTGCCCGAGCTGAAACAAAATCTAATAGATTATTGCAAACTGATGCTGGGCGATCAGATCATTGACCTTGAGCTTGACCCGGCTCACTACGAAGCAGCATATCAACGCACTGTTGGAGTGTACCGTCAACGAGCCAACTATGCCTATGAAGAAGCGTATATTTTCATGGAACTGATTCAGGACATGAACATCTATACTTTGCCTCAAGAAGTTGTGAGTGTGCGTCAGATATTTCGTCGAACGTTTGGTGACTCCAGCGGACCTTTTGCATCAAACTTTGATCCGTTTGCACAGGCCAGCATGAATGTGTACTTGATGAATTTCAACGTCAGCGGCGGCCTAGCCACCTATGACTTCTACTCACAGTATGTGGAACTGGCTGCACGTATGTTCGGCGGCTACATGAACTACACCTGGAATCCAGTGACCAAAAAAATACAATTGGTTAGAGATCCCAAAGGATCTGGGGAAAATGTGTTGATATGGGTATACCAACTCAAGCCCGAAGTGAACCTGTTGCAAGATTATCAAATCCAACAATGGATCAAAGACTACATGACTGCTGTTTGCAAAATGATCATTGGCGAAGCTCGTGAAAAATTTGCCACAATTGCTGGTCCACAAGGTGGCGGCAGCTTGAACGGTGCAGCAATGAAGTCAGAAGCACAAGCACAAATGGATGCCAAAATACTAGAATTAACAAACTATGTGGACGGCAGCCAACCAATCACCTGGGTCATTGGCTAAACTATCTCTTGTAGCATAAGCCGCTCTGTGTTATAATGAACACATGGCAGACTTAATGATCGACATTGAGGGACTAGGAACTGGTCCTGACACAACTATTTTGACTATTGCAGCCCAGAGCTTTGACCCGCTGGGCACCGGCTATCACCAACGGCATTACTATGCCAGGATTGATCTGGAAAGTCAAGAAACTCGCAGCATCCAACAAGGTACCATAGACTGGTGGGCCACCCAACCAGCAGCATCCCGGGACGAAGCATTCAATGAACAAGATCGTATTCCCTTAGATCAGGTACTGGATGAACTGGCCAAGTTTATCTGGCAAAGCAAATTGATCTGGGCCAACGGTCCCACCTATGACATGAACATAATTGAGCATGCCTACAAGAGCTACAACAAGCCCATCCCGTGGCAGTTCTACGTGGTTCGTGACAGTCGCACCATATATAGTTTGTGGCCTGAACTGCCCCGACCCCCTACCAGCCATCATGCACTAGAGGATTGCCGCCGCCAGATTGACATGCTGCAAGCCACGCTAAAACATCTCAACGTAAAGGAACTAAAATGATCATAGGAGTTGTGGGATTTATTTCAAGTGGCAAAGACACCATTGCAGATTATCTTGTTAACATACATCAATTCCGTAGAGAAAGTTTTGCCAACACTCTCAAAGACGCTGTGAGTCATGTGTTTGGTTGGGACAGAGAACTGCTAGAAGGCCGCACTAAACAAGCCCGCGAATGGCGCGAACAAGTGGATCCCTGGTGGAGTGAACGTTTAAAAATGCCCAAACTAACACCACGCTGGGTGCTGCAATACTGGGGCACAGAAGTTTGTAGACAGGGCTTTCACGACGATATCTGGATTGCTAGTCTAGAAAACAAACTGCGCAACTCAACAGACGATATTGTGATTAGTGATTGCAGGTTTCCCAACGAAATCAAGTCGATCAAATCAGCAGGCGGCATTGTGGTGCGTGTGACCCGCGGTCCTGAACCTGCCTGGTATGACGCAGCAGTTAGTGTAAATCACGGACCCGACGGCAACTCTAGCTGGAGTTTGAGCAAGAGTTGCCTGGACCAGTCCCGAGTGCATGCCAGCGAATATGCCTGGGCTGGCACCAGCTTTGATGCTGTGCTGGACAACAATTCCAGCCTAGATCACCTGTATCAGCAGGTCACACGTCTGGTTCAAGATCCCCTGGCCGCCAAATAGAATCTGTGCGCCGTAGATCTGCAACGCAATTCAAACAAACAGTTTTCAAGTTACGAAGTTCAGTGTTGTTGAGATTGCCATCAGTGTGCAGCACCAACAATTGACTTGAGTGTTTGGCCTTGAACCCGCATTTGTCACATGCGGGTTTCTTCTTGTAACCCGCTGTTTCCCAGCGTGGCTTTCTGCTTTTGATTCCTCTTCCTTTTCTAGCACAGGTCTCACATCTTGTTCGATAGTGAGCTACATCTTCACGATAGTAATTGACAGCGCAAGGTCGTTGGTCGCAGGCTTTGCATATGGGTCTTTGCATTGGATATTTATACTGAATCTTTTCCAGTGGGCCTTTGATAAAGGTTGCTGTAGATGCCACTTTTTTGAATATACCTATAAATATCACTATGCGATTGCATGGATACATCGGGTATCCGTAAGCAAATAGATGATAAAATTTTAGGAGAATAACAATGGCCCTAGTTAGCCCCGGCGTAGAAGTAACAGTTATTGACGAGAGTCAGTATATCCCATCAGCGGTCAACACAGTTCCGTACTTTATAGTTGCCACAGCACAGAACAAAGTATCCAGCGACGGAATAACCGTGGCAGCAGGTACCCTTGCTGCCAATGCCAACAAAACGTATCTAATTACCAGTCAGCGTGATCTGGCAGCTACATTTGGTGTACCGTTCTTCTACAACACCACAACAGGCACTCCAATCAATGGTTACGAACTCAACGAATACGGTCTGCTTGCAGCGTACTCGGCTCTGGGTGTTACCAATCGTGCA